CCCAAATCTGCTTACCGATATTATCTAGGCCAAGATCAGCAAGGCCGTTTAACGGTGACGCAATCGTTTCGCCCGCAGATATGTCTATTTCGTCGTCAAAACAATCTGCGTCTGCCGCCTCCCCACCATTCTCCTGCGTACGATATAAACCTATATCGTAGTCAGTTGCGCCAGTCATCGCACTGCAAGTAAGCCAAATCTCAACAGGAATTAAATTCTTGTTAAGCTTTGCTATACGATAGACAGAGCCGTCACTATCATCGGCCGCTACGTCAAAATTACAAACTACAGACACTAACTGGTCACCTCTAAAAAGAGTTGTCAGCTTGCCTGCGTACCCGTCTGTTTTCGGGTCGGTTATGTATTTATTCTCTACAGCCATTTTAAACCTCCGTGTTTAAACAATACGTTAAAAACAACTATTAAGACGCTGTCGTTGTTACCTTTTGAGCTCTTAACTCATCTGTTCTAACCGCGCCTATTTCACCTAATACCTGAATATATGTTGACTCTATATAGCCAGGGTAGTTAGGAATAACCTGTACGGCAAACTCTTTGCTCATACCATAAACCATGCCCATAGTTGAAAGAGCAAAGCAGTCTCTTACGCCGCCTGCAACAGAAAGCTGTGGGTTATCAACGTCGCTTCCAAAGCAAATAAGATCCATGCCCATTACCTGTACAACCTTACCTTTATCCACAACGTAGTTGCGGCTAAAGTCACCAGAGGTAAGCTGTGTGATGTTGAAAAGCTGTGTTTCTTCCTGCTCGGTAAGGCCTATAATTATCTCTTCAGGCACATCTATACCTATCTCTTTTTTCCTGAAATTAGCTATAATCTCGAGAAGCTTAGCATAAGTAAGTCCTGATGTTGCTGTTACGGTCTGCCCGCCACCGCCTGAAAAAGTGGTAGTGCCGGTAAATCTGCGGCCTGTTGCTACATCGGCAAACATTGCTTCTATACCGATCTTATCGGCCTTACGGTAAATAGCAAAAAGGCAATCTCTTACGAGTTTGCTGTTTGGATCTTCAAACATACCCCTAACATCTCTGTTGTCTACTATAAGCTCAACAACTATCCTGTCCCTAAGCATACGCCTGCGCGTAAACTCTGGATTGACTGGATCTACTTTAGGGTTTCTTTCGTTGACAGTTCTTGCTGCCAACACGCCTGTACCGTCGTACGCCCACTCATCGCCTGTCATAGGGATAAGCGGAAGACGGCCCATAAGGCGAGTCTTCATCTGCTGCGCTTGAACGTGAAGCAGATTTGTAAATTGAGTAATTAAGACATTGTCTATCATTCTCGACCTCCGTTTTTAAACCGCTATCGTTAAACTGCCCACACACTAAAAAATCTAACGACGCTCCCCGTCTAAAAACGGACGTCTCCACGTACCTAAGAGGGTACGCACCCGAGTTCATACGGACGCTATATAAGCGCTACCCGTAAGCTCACCATTGTCAAAATATTTTTATCTCATGCTCCTATTATACAACATTTAAAACACACTGTCAACACTTACTTCTTTATCTCACGCATTTTTTTCATAATTTCATTGTTTTCTAACATAAGCTTTTGATGGTCTGGATGCCTGAAATTTGTAAAGCCTTCGTGTTTCATAAGCTCTCTTTGCTTGGCACTCAACATCTCAAACGTTTCAGCACCGCCAGGAACATGCCCTGTTCCGCCCTTATAAGCGTCCTCGCCCATATACTTCTTCGCTATGCCATCTACAGCAGAAGCAAGAATAATAAGCGAGTCATTATCTAAACCCTCGACCTTAGCGCGGATTTCAGGAGTTGTATTCTCGGCAAGGATTTTCTTAACGCCCGCTATAACAACGTCTTTCTTATCGCCGAATACTTTAGCGGCTTGGTTATTAAACTCCTCGTTTAGCTTTTGGTTTTCTGCTTGTGCCTTTTGGTGTTCAGAAAATATAAACTTCTCAAAGCCTTGTTGCACTTTAGCGGCCGCGGCTTTAGGAATACCCGCGTCTTTAAATAGTTTTTTAACAATTAAATCTTTTGACTCGTCACGTTTTGTGTCTTTTAATTCCTCGATATTACCAAACTCATACTCTTCTGGCTTATCGGGAACACCTAACGTTTTATGAAAGTTTGCTATCTCCTCTGGTGCCGCACCCTCGCCTGGTATAATAACGCCTTTTTTTCCGACAGTGGTGTTAAGGTTATCTACCCACTTAAAAAACGTATCGGGGTCTTTGGCGTTTTGCTTTGCCCACTCACTCTCTTTATAACTCGCAGGGATTATATCCGCGAGAGAGGCCCCTGCAGGGGGAGAGCCCGCAGGGGGTGTGGTGGTTGCGTTGGGAGTAATATCTGCACTACTTGAAGCTGTTGGTGACATCTTTGACCTCCTCTTCATTAACTTGTTTTGGTTTATCTAACTCAACAAGTTTTATGACTTCCGGCGTCATAAACTGGCGTAAATCTAAATACATCTGTCTTCGAGACGCGTTCCACGCAAGAGCGTCGGTATCTACACGTCCATTTCTATCTAAAGAGTGGAGCGGGCTTACAAATCCGCTCTCTATAAGTAGGTATCTTAATACATTTATACCTCCTTTTGTATTGGCAATTTCATTTACAGAGGCAACCATCTTATCGGCAACTGCTTTACGTTTCTGATCGAACAGTTTTGATTGTTCGCCTTTTACCTCTTTACGGATTAAATCGTCCATATCACTCCCTCTGTGCGGCGGCCATCATAGACTGCCCTTGTGACATACTTCTAAATACTTCGGCTTGTTTCTGCATATTCTCTGCTTTCGCCTGCTCTGCCATCGCTTCTTGTTCAGCACGTCTTAAACCGTCTGCTTCTTGTTTAGACCGCAGTATCTCCGGAGGAGCACCCGATAAATCTCTATACTTATTAAGGGCAACGTTTGTGTCTATGTCTTTTAAAACGCCTGGGTCTATCTCCGCTAACGACCTGGCTATCTCAAGAACTTCAAACACGCCTCTCTTTTCTTCTTCTCTTAATATTCTCGCAGCAGGAGAGATATACTCTATCTCATAAATATCTTTGCCTGTTATCCCCGCCATAATAATATCAGGCGGCAGAATAATTGGACTGACCCCCGCTAACTCAAGCTCGGCCTGTTTAAATACATCTTCTTCTGATACACCAAGTAAACCCATATCAAGCATTATATTAAACGAACGCTCTATTATTGGGCTTAGCTGTTCATTAAAAATCCTCGAGTAGATAGACGTCAAACTGTCGGCGCGGATTTCGTATCTTATCTGCGCTTCACCAAGTGTCATGCGGGTTTTGTTATTTAGGTCGTAGAGTTTGTCTATAAGGAAATGTTGTGATATTTCTAACGCAGTGTCTTCTATTGCCTTATTAACACTTTGTAATTCACCTATATCAAATATAACGCCCACAGGCTGATTAGCATTGACTCTGCCCGACATATTAAATACTGAAAGGCCGCCCGCAGAAGTGTCAACCGTACTCGCGCCTAAAGAACCATCGTCAAGAACAAAAAGAGGCGGCTCAACTTTTTTCTCAACCCCTATAAGAAACGCCTCTTTTAAAGCATTTAGCTGCATGATGGCCGGCAACGCGTCCATCGCAGGGCTCCTGCCAAAGACCTCATTAGCAAGCTTATACCATCTGCTCGGCTTAACAGGAAGCTCGTTATAACCGCTCTCATAGAGTTTATGTTTATTATCTACTTCAAAATGACAAGACGAGAAGTCCATACCCATAGCGCCTCGGCCGTCTTTCTCATAATTAAATCTCGGCTCTACAGCGATACAGACTATAACTGTGTCTTGTTTAGAACTCTCACTTTCTTTCTCAAACTTTTCTCTTGTACTCTTACTTACATTGTCTATACCATATCTATTAACAACTTGCTCTACTGTAAGTTTCTCGTCATAATAAAGAGTGTCAATAAACTCGTCTTTTGACTGGGCAAACAAACACGCCTGCATAGTCCAACACTTATATATTAAAGGTGTCTTGTAGTCCCCTTTAAACACGCCGAGTGTGCCTGTACCAAAGCACCCCTGCTCTAACAAATTTTCGTGCATAGCAAGCTCAAAGCCCGCTTTCTCAGACTCCATCGCTTGGTATATACGCCTGTTGATTTCTTCGTAAGAGTTTTTGTTTTGAGTAGTGTCGGGTATGTGTTTGGGGCGTTTAAGACGAAAAGTCCGACCGCCCGATTTCCAAAGAGAACCAAGGATCGCAGAACACATCGCCTGGAGCGCGCGGGCGGCGGTAGAGTCATTAAGCATACCATCATTTAAAAAAGCACCCTCTGCGTACTTGATGTCAAACTGTGACTTTCTCTGGAAAACGTATTGCCCTAAAATCTGAAACTGTCTTTCCCAAACTTGTTTCTGTGTTTTAAGAATATCCCTTTTCTTAACAAGATATTCAATACTTTTAGCCATAGGCATAATCCGTTCTTTTAAAAAACAAAGGCGGTTTTTGGTTTGAATGGGAAGCCGCCCGAAACCATCTTAAATCTTACCCAGTAGGTCCTGTAGGCCCTGTAGGTCCGGTAGGCCCTGTAGGTCCTGTAGGTCCAGTGGCACCCGCCTTAAATCCTGCATTATCAATTTTAACTTTTACAGGTATGCCACTACGAATAATAACAACATAATCACCCGTCGATGCGCCCGTAACAGTTTCTATCCGTGTTTTGTTTTTATTTATAAACCCGTCAATCTCGCGCCACGTTTAGGAGCGTCCCCTAAAACGCCTGTCGGCGAGGTAAAATATGTTTCAGCGCGCATGGCTTTCCTTGATGCCGCACCGGCGGCTTCTTCGTCGCTTAAATCGCCGATGTCTTCTGTTACTTGAGGCGGCGCGGGGGTGTCATCCCCACCCTTCGTCGCCATAGCGACCGAAGCTATCGTCCCCGCGAAAGAAGTAAACATCATCGCGGCTATCGCACCTGTTAAAGGATCTGCGCCCATATTATTTCTCCTGTATTTTAAATTGTAAAACTTCCTTTAAACTCTTTGCCCGCGAAATTACGCACTGTCGCAAGAGGTGATTTT